GCTAACTTAAATGTTGATGACACAGGTAATACTTTTGCTGGTGTTCTTAACGGAAGAGTTAAAGTCTATATCGACCCTTATGCAACTATTGACTTTGTATGTGTAGGTTATAGAGGAACAAACCCGTATGACGCAGGTATGTTCTACTGTCCTTACGTACCATTAACAATGGTTAAAGCAGTTGGTGAGAATGACTTCCAACCTAGAATGGGATTCAAAACAAGATACGGTATGGTTGCAAATCCATTCGTAGCTGCTGACGGCACCGGTACAGACCGTGCTAACCAGTACTTCAGAATCTTCAGAGTTGACGACATTATGGTGTAAACCGTAGTTAGTTAAATCTAATTCGACTAAAGGGTTTCTTCGGAGACCCTTTTTTTATGTGTATATATAATAGGTACACTAAAGTACAGACACATACACACAGGAGAAAAATATGTCAAACGGAAAATCAGGCTTTGAAATAAGAGCCGACTTACTACACCAAGCTCAAGGTTTATTAGAGCAAAACATCCAGAGAAAAGTCGATGCAATTTATATGCATAACGATAATCATCCAGATGATAAGAAACCTTTACCAGCCGCTTCAATTAGCGCAGGCGATGTGATAGCAATTGCTGGTGAATTAAACGAATTTGTTAATAGTAAGTAATAAACTCGTATAAATAGATATATGGCAACTTTAACTACAAACAAGAATTTTTTGAGTCCAGTAGGATTTCAATTTAAAATTTCCAGCAACCTTTATCCTAATCTAGAATATTTTGCTGTTGCAGCTACGTTGCCAGGTCTTAATATGACACAGGCAGAACAGAGTTATCGTGGTGTTAACTTATCGTTTACTGGAGATAGACTTCAGTTTGATGATTTATCGCTACGTATTAATATAACTGAAAACCTTGATAACTATATTGAGACATTTGATTGGATGCATAAGTTAGTTCAGCAAAAAGACGCTGAAGACTTAAAAGTAGACGCAACTCTTCTTATACTTACATCACACAATAATGTAGTAAAGGAAGTAGAGTTTAAAGGAGTATTCCCAACAAGCATGGAACCTATACAATTTGACGCACAAGCAGAAAGCGTTGAGTTTGTACAAATGGAAGTCAGCTTTGGTTATACTTACTTTGAATTTAAATAAACGTTTACAAAAGCATAAAAGTATGGTATAATATAATAGTATGAATAATTTGCAACAAATATTAGAAATGTGGAAGACAGACTCGGTAATAGATGAAATGAATCTAGACGAAACATCGAGAGATTCCGCTAAACTCCACGGTAAATACCTAGAACTTCTTTCAGTAAATCGTATGAAGCTCAAAAAAGCTGAACTTGAATTTAAAGTTATACTTAAAGACAAGTGGCTGCACCTTAACGGTAAAATGAGTAAAGTCGAGATTGACGAAAAAGGTTGGGACTATGACCCACTTAATGGAATAACTGTATTAAAAGGAGACATGGATTATTACTATAATGCTGACCCTGTAATACAAGAACATCAAGCAAAGATACATTACCTCGAAGAAGTTTGCAGTACTTTAAAAGAGATATTAGAAAACGTTAAATGGCGACATCAAAATATAAAGAATATGATTGAATGGAGAAAGTTTACTAGCGGAGCCTAATGGATACTGTAACGATTCAAAAGAAGAATGAAGTCTTCTTAAATGTACAATGTGACCCCTCAATAGAAATGGAACTATCAGAACATTTTCAGTTCTTTGTTCCAGGCTATAAATTTATGCCAGCTTACAGAAATAGAATGTGGGATGGTAAAATCAGATTATTTGATTCCAGAAAGAAAACATTATACACAGGATTGCACAAATATTTGCGTGAGTTTTGTGAAGTAAGAGATTATACCCTAGAAGTTGTAGATTCACCTACCTATGGTGCACTCGAGTCCGCCCTCAGCCCTGACATAAATGGGCTATTATCACAAATGTCCCTTTCTGTGAACGGAGCTGATATAATACCCCGCCCATATCAGTTGGAGGGACTCTCGCACACGCTTTCTCAGGAAAAATCCTTATTACTATCACCTACTGCTTCTGGGAAGAGTTTAATCATATATTTAGCTATAAGATATTACCTAGATGTTTTTGAAGGTAATGTTTTGCTTATAGTACCTACGACATCATTGGTAGAGCAAATGTATTCTGATTTCGGAGACTATTCTTCGAAGGATACTTGGTCTCATGCCGATAATTGTCATAGAATATATTCAGGTAGAGAAAAACATAACGTAAATCAAAGAGTTATTATATCAACTTGGCAGTCAGTTTATAAATTACCACAATCTTGGTTTGCCGGGTTTGGGATGGTGATAGGAGATGAAGCACATAATTTTAAAGCTAAGTCATTAACAAATATATTAGAGAAATGTACTGAAGCAAAATATCGTATTGGTACTACTGGAACATTAGATGGAACTCAAACTCATCAGCTTGTATTGGAAGGATTGTTTGGTCCAGTATATCAAGTAACTACTACAAAAGAGTTAATGGATAATGACGATTTAAGTCAATTAGATATAAATATACTTATATTGAAATACAAAGAAGAATACTGTAAGCAGATAGTTAAGGAGAAATATCAGCAAGAGTTAGATTTTATAGTAAGATACGAACCAAGAAATACTTTTATAAGTAATTTAGCTTTAGACCAAAAAGGAAATACATTGATACTCTTTAATTATGTGGATAAACATGGTAAACCATTGCACACATTGTTGCAAGGTAAAATGCCAAAAGATAGAAAACTGTTTTACGTATCAGGAGAAACAGATGTCGATACAAGAGAGTCAGTCCGTGAGATTACCGAGAAAGAGAAAGACGCGATTATTGTCGCAAGTATCGGGACTTTTTCTACTGGGATTAATATACGTAATCTTCATAATATTATATTTGCCTCTCCAAGCAAAAGTCAAATTAGAGTCCTACAATCAATCGGGAGAGGATTAAGGAAGAGTGAAGATGGACAAGATACAAAGATATATGATATAGCAGATGACTTACACTGGAAAAATCAAAAGAATTATACCCTACAACATGCAGCTGAAAGAATTAAAATCTATTCTAAAGAACGGTTTAACTACAAAATGTTTGATATAAATATATAATATGGAAGGACTAAATATAAGACACTTTAAACTCATGAATGGCGAAGAGATAATTGGTCTCGTTGCTCTTAAGAATGATGATAATTTTATAATTGAAAGACCAGTAAGACTGAATCCTAGCATGTTAGGTGGAGTTCAGTTTGTAGCTTGGTTTCCTTTCAGCGATGCTAAACAATTTAAAGTTTTTAAGAGTTCAATTTTACAACATGTTCCTGTAGCAGAGTCTATAAAAGAAACATATGTGAACTTTTCTCTTAAAATGGATAAACCAATTCAAACAGTTCAGACTAAATCAGACCAAGAGCTCTTAGACGAATACGAGAGTCGACTTGCTTCTGGTACTGACCTATTTGATGAAGAACCACTCAATGAGCTGGATAAGAAGAGAACATTACATTAATATAGTATCCTCTACCGCTCCGGGTGTTAATATATTATACCATAAAAACAGGCAAATGTAAACGTTTATTTTCACTTTTTGTGAAATAAATTTAAATTAAATTATTCCTTTACATTTACGCCAAAGTATGGTATAATAGTATATTATGGAGAAAATATTATGACTAAGGTCAAACCAAAAGATAAACCACATTACGTTAACAATCGAGAATTCTCTGAAGCAGTCATGGATTATGCTATTGAAGCACGTGATTGTAGACAAAAAGAGAAGAAAGTTCCTACAGTTCCTGATTACATTGCTAAATGTTTCATTAGAATATCTGAAGGACTGTCTCACAGACCGAACTTCGTTCGGTACACTTATAGAGAAGAAATGGTTATGGATGCTGTTGAAAATTGCTTAAGAGCAATTGGTAACTATAACATTGAAACTGCTACAAGGACTGGAAAGCCGAATGCATTTAGTTATTTTACTCAAATATGCTACTTTGCATTTATTCGTAGAATTACCAAA